AAATACTTTTTTAGAATGTTCTGATGATACTAAAACAATGTTCATTTTATTACATCCTTCTAACCATTGTGGAGCACAAGCTGTAGTTTCAATACCAGCTGTTAACCCTATATTGTATTTTCCAATTGCTTGGAATTCATTTGGTACAGTAATTTGACACCAAATATCTGGTTGTTCTGTTAGTTGACCACTAACTAGATGTTTACTTAAAAATCCCCATTCTTCTTTATGGTTTTCAATAAATCCAAATGGTGTACTACCCCATCTCTGAGGTAATACTTTAACATCATATCTGTCTAACTCTATTAGGGATTTAACGAAATCTCTTGAACGTGCACCATAACCTGAATATGTGTCTATAGGGCAACTTATATAAAATGTATTTTTACTCATATAACTTATTAATATATTAAAGCGTGTTTTAATGTTCTTGGTTCAAAATCTGTGTCTTTTAGGAATTCATATTTTTCTCTTGGTTCCCAAGTTGAAAATAATTCATCCATTCCTTCAATAATTCTATTAGACATTTTTGCAGATGTAAATCCTGCTTCATCTCCAATAGCCCATTCTCTACCTGCTAATCCGTTTTCTTGTCTTTCTTCTTTACTCATATTATAAAGATTTAAGATTTGTTCAGTAGCATCTTCAGGACGACATCTATCATCAAAGATATAAGGTGTAGGTACAGAACCAACTAAAGACATGTTACTTGGAAAAACAGGTAAAGCCCATTTACCACATGTTTCAAATGTACGTCTGTGATTTGAAGGTATTTCTGGTGTAGGTGTAAACCATTTTCCATTTTTATCTATAAATCTCATTTGATCTTGCATTCCACCTGTTACGTTTGCTATAATAGGTGTTCCTGATAATAGTGCTTCAGTTAATGCTAATCCCCATCCTTCATTTGATGTTAATAAAATAACACCATCTGCTGTATTGTATAAGAAGTTCATTCCATTTCCATCAAATTTACCATTTGTAAATTTAACATTACAATATTCTTCAGGGCATAGATATTCTATTACTGCTGGTAGATCGGTTCCATTATCATCTACTGGGTCTGTATGGAGTAAAAGTAAACATTTTTTCGCTTTTTCTTCTCCAATTTGATCACAGAATAATCTCCATGCTAAAATTGTATCTGGAATTGATTTACGTCTAATGTTTCTTGAGTTGAATAATAGAACGAATTCATATTCTTCATTTCCTAAAATTTGTTTCTTAAATTCTAAAAATTGACTATCTTTTTTATCAATTGGTCTAAAATTATTTTCATTTAAACCATGAGGAACATATTTAATTACTTTACTTTTAGCTTTATTACCTAAAACTATTTCATTTATGTTTACTGTTTGTTTTGAAATCCCAAATAATGCATCACAAGATTCATAGAATTCTTTATTATACATTGGAGCTGGATAATCATCCCAAATGTTAAGATATGCAATTGGAATTTTCTTTCTAATTTCATTTTCAATTTGAAACAACCAAGTAAAATATCTTGGGTCTGTAACTAAGAAAATAGCATCAATTTTTTCCATTTCCATAACCTGTCTAACTAGATCTGGATTTCCATATCCATCTGTAGGATACAATATAACTGAAGCATCAGGTATTCCTGTTTGGTTACTTGTATCTTGAGATAAATCTAAACGTTTACCTTTTTCTGGATGATTAATTGCTCCTGCTAATTGAACCCAATTATATCTATGGGAGGTGTTAATAACCATTTCACGGGCGATGTGAGCTACGCCTGAATGTACTCTAATGTCATCTGTAAGTAACAGGATTTTTTTACGGTCCTCTCTTTTAATGTAACCTTCTTTCATTTAATATTTTATTTTAATTTAATATACAAAACATTTTTTAAATATTCAAATATTGATTATTCTTCTATAGAATCTGCAATACTTGTATTGTGGATCATTTTTCTATAATCTTCATTTGTTAGATACAAGAAAACAGCTCTATCAGCTAATTTTTGAAATGAAAATTTTCTTTTTACACATTGAATTTTAAATTCTTCAAACATGTCACTTTGGATTTTTACACTTGTTAGTGTTAGTTCTTTTTTAGCACTCATAATATTATATTTATTTTTTAATTATATACGATGATACATATATCGGGATTCTAAAAAGATGCACTACACAACTCCTTATTATCTTTATATGGGCAAAAGAAGCACGATTTTTGACTTGGAGTAGGGGTATGAGATTTTTTCTGGTATCCATTTTCATCAAATACTTCTTCAATAAAATCATTTAATGCTTTATTTGCTTTGCTTAATTTTATTTTACCTGAAGGTGGGATGAAATCTTGTATTCTTGAGATAGGAAAATCAGCATTTTCATATATTTTTCTTCTTAATATAAAGAATTTAACACTGATGTTATCTATAGGGATATTGAATTGTGTTGATAAAAATTGTTTATATAAAATCAATTGAAATTGTTTATCTTCATCACTTTTAGTATCAGCATCCCAGCCTCTAGTACTGGTTTTAATATCGATTATTTCAAATGTATTGGTTGGTTCATGATATAATACAACATCTAAGAAACCTTGATATATAACGTTGTTAAATTGTGGGTGTGGTGTTAGTGAAATAGGAACTTCACACCCCACTAAATGATATCCTTTTTTAGAAAAATATAAATTACGTTTTTTCTTTAAATAGGATAATATTTTGAGTCCATCCTCAAAAAATTCTCTTAATTCTTCAGATGAACTAAAATGTTGTTTTTTATTTTTGTCGTATTGGATTTTATATTCGTTTCGATATGCTTCTTCAAATATAGATTCAAGGTCTTCTCTATCAGCTTCAGCTCCACTTATTTTATACATTACATCTAAATAATGTTGAATAGCAACATGGAGTGCTGTTCCAAATACAGTATGAATATTTGAAGTAAATACTTTATACCCGTCTTTATATTGAAGAGACCATCTGTGAGGACATCCTCTATATAAAGATAGTTGAGAATAAGAAATGTTTTTTTGAAAGGAATAGTCTATTTCCCCTTGTTTAAAATTTCTTATTTCTTTTACTATTTGTGGTATTTTTTTCTTTTTAGACATATTTAAAAAGGCATATCATATTCTTCTTCTATTCTTCTTCTATTTTCTATTTCTCTGTTTAAATACCAGGCTGCTTTTTCAAGTTCTTGAATTTCTCTATCTTTTTTTCCACATCTAGAGATGTATTTTAAAACATTACCTATATTGAAATTAGCATCCCATGCTTCTATTACTTTAATAGCTTCATATGGGTTATCTTCTCCTCCGTAATGTTTTGGATGGTTTACTTTTTCTTTCATTTTATACTTAATTTAGCTTTTTTAATTAATTTATCTGATTCTTTTGATTCAACTCCCATTTCATTCAATATCTCTCTAACACCAGTGCCTCTCAAAATATCAATATAATGTTCTGCTTCTCCAAGAGAACAATCAAAATATTTTGCTATATATTCTTCTAATTCTTTTTGTTCTTTTTTAACTTCATTTTTGATATACTTGAGCCACATTTTTCTTTTAGGTATCATCTCTTTATAAATTGAATAAATTTGTTTTTTATTTTGGGGATTGATTTTTTGAACAAGATTAGCAATATCTACATAATCTTGATTCATACTAACGTAACGATGGACCATGTAACTATTCCATGTATCCCACGATTCATCTGAAATGGATGAAAGAGAAGATTTATTTACTGTTATCTCCTCTAACCATCCAAAAATGTTTTTAATCTGTTTTTTAGATTGTGTCATTTTTGTATTCTTCTCTTAATTCAGTAGGAATAGTACTTTCTAAAATTTTACCAGAAACTGGGTCATAAAATACAGGAATTGGCATTACTGCATCTTCTTTAGCACCTACTACAAATTTAGATACTTTACGTAATAAAACACCTTGTTGGAAGATTTTGTTTCCATCTGGAGTTTCGATTGATGTTGTTGACTTTAAGTCAATGTTTAATTGTGGTTGATTTTCCATTTTTTATTTGTTTTTATGTTGTTGTTTATAATCTAAATAGAAGCCTATTGCTACTATAATGTTCATTCCACATGATGATATTATTTCATGTATGTCTTCATATACACTAGTCATTAAATGAATATGTCCTACTGTCCAGAAAGGTACGGACAAATTTTGTGAAATCCAAATAATTAGATATCTAAGGAAATTTATCATATTACCTTTGGTTTAGCTAATTCTATCAATTTTGATATTAAAGCCATACAATTTATCTCTTTGTCTATTCTGAATGTTGATTGGAATGAATATTCATTTATATAATATGCTACCATCCCTTCATTTCCACTAGCATAGTGTTCAGCATTATCGAATAAGTAACGATACAATTCTTCAAAGTCTTGAACATTTGCATTAGCTATAATCTGTCTAATTTCCTTCCAATCCGGTTTTTTACCGCATAATACTTTGAGAACCTGCGTCATATAGTTGGATGAAACGAGTATCGATTTATCTACGGTAAGTGTATTGTTATGTGTAGATAATTGTATAGTATTAAGGATTTTACGTAGATCTGGGTAGAATTGATTTACAATTGTAGCTACATCTTCTAATTCAAATTTGATTTGTTCTTGA